AGATGGTGAACGTGATGGTCGCACCGGGGTTGGTGGCGTTGGTTGCCTGGACATCTGCGAACTGGTCGTAGTACATCTCCGGGCGGAGGGCGAAGTACGCAAGCTTCTCGAACGCGGTCTGGTCGACCGAGAGGTTTGCTGTACCGGTTTCGGCGGCGTAGTAGTCAGCCATTTTGGTTTTTCCTTTTCAGGGTTGAGGTTTGTCAGTTGCCACCCAGGTCGATGCCCTGGGCTTGTGCCTCTGCAAAAATCGCCATGAGTTCGGATTCGGACTGGGCATCATTGATTCGCTTCATCCATGACGGGCCTTCGGAGGATGTCTCTGCGCCTGCCGCAACCCGGTTGGATTGCTGCCACGCCTGACGGTCCTCGGCTGCCGGTGACGGTGAGGGTGTAATCAGTTGTGCTTCTTCAGCTGCCTGCCGGATTGCTTCTGCTGTGTACTCACCGTCGTAGCCTTTGACGAAATACTTGAACTTCGGGTCGCTGGCGTTGATGCCGGCTTCCATGAAGGTCAGTTTCTTTTGGGCTTCGTTGGCCTGCTCAATTTGCTTGAGTAGTTCAGCGTTCTGCTTTTCCAGCTGCTTGAGTCGCGCTCGAACTGGGTTCTTCTGCGTCTCTTGCTGGTCGTCGTCCTCGTAGAACTCGTCTGCGAAATCTGACATTGGCACACTCCTTGTGTCCACACCAGGATCGGAGGAAACCTGGTGGCTACGTTGTTACGCCCCGTATGTTCGCCTCGGACTCGGGGGGCGGTCTGAGGGTCCAGCACTCGGCTTCACACGAAATAATTACATAACTGTGGTTTGGTTTCCACTATGAGCCGCAGGTTCCTTCGCAGCAGTGGTGTTTCAGTCCGCAGTTGGGGCATCGCCATCGGCATGCGATGGGATCAAAGTCGGTGTCGCAGTTTTGGCAGGTCATTGACCGATGGTGGTCAGACCGGTTGCGGATGCTTGGCCTTGTCCTGCGAATCCTCCGCCTGCCTCGAATTGGGCTGTGCGCCTACGGCGGCGTTCTGCGATGGCTTTGCGGGCTGCGGCGTTGGTGCCGAATGTGGCTCCGATTTGTTCTTCACGGCTGACTGCTTGTTCGCCTTGCATCTGCCCTGCGAACAGTCCTTGACTTTCCGCGATGGTGGCAAAATCGGTTTGTGCCTGCTCAGGGGTGACCCCAACCCTAGCGAGAGCCTCAGCTTCCTGGGTCTGCAACTGGATTTGGGCCTGCTGCTGTGCCTGCGCGGAGATAGCAGCGGATCGTGCCTGCCGTTCGGCTTCGTACCGGTCGAACGTGGGGCGGGCGCGGGTGGGGTCTATGAAGTAGGCGGCAAGGTCACCTTCGGAGACACCGTACAGGCGTTGGAACTCTGCGACGACGTTGGCGGGGGCGTTGCGGACAGCTTGGTAGCCCTGGTCGATTCGTGCGCCTACCTCATCGGGGGATGTTCCACCAGCAATCCACGCCTGAAAGTCGCTTGGCTGGTCGTAGAAACCGGGGGGCATCCCTCGCTGCTGGAGGGTCCGTTTGAAGTCGGCCTCCAAAGTGAGATACTGCCTGACCGTGTACTGCTGTTCACCGCGGTCAGCAAGAATCTTGTTGGCGGGGAACCTGTCCTGAAAAGCCTTGTTATCCCTCAGGCGGACACCGATTTCGTCAATGTCCGGCGGTACCTGTTCTGCCTGCCACAACTTCGCAATTTCGTCTTCGAGCGTCCTGTCGTTGACACCCAAGAACCTGAGTTCGCGCAGGATGATTTGTAGTGCGGAATCTTCGTCAGCCATCAGATAATCCTCCCGAATGTTTGCCTCAATGCTGATGCCCATTCGCGGGCCTCACGCTTGGCGTTCTCAGTCTTATCCCAACCATACCGTGCATCGGTACGCAGAAGTTTCTGCCACTCCCCATTCGTCATCACACGCTTCTTGCCTTCCTCCCCAAAATTGAGGGCAACCTCATACTGGGCGTTCGACATGTCAATCGTGTTCGGGTCAACCTCCAACAGCTGTGCCGCCGCAGTCTTGAACGACCCACTGATTTCGTCCAACGTCAAACCCTGATCAATCAGCGGAGAAAGATGCCCGTACCGGGCTTTTGCCACCTCACGCTGCTGGCGTTGCACATCCTCTGTCGTCATCTCACCGGTCAACGTCCGCTGGATGGTGTCATCGGAAACTTGGTTGAAGTACGCCTTGCCGATGTTGGCGATACCCAAATAGTCGTTGGACTTTTTGATGCGGGTCACGGCGGTCGGGTTGACGAACTGGCCTGTGTCGTCCTTGCGGAACGCTTCTTTGTATGCCTCGAACCGGAGGGTGTCGCCTTCCCAGCCGAGGTTCATTGCCTTCGTCACGAAAGCGTTGAACGGAACAGAGTCAAAGCCTGCGTCACCCACCAAAGCCTTGATGTCACGCACCTTGTTGGTGGTTGCCAACTCCTTATAGAACGACGTGTTTTGGAACCGGGCCGCAAACCTTTCGGGGGTTTCGTTCAAGGTGACAGCAGACTCAATGACCTGACGGACATCCGGGTACTTCGCTGGGTCCACATCAAGAATCCATGCCTGCGTGGGGAACAGCTCGCGGAACTTTGCTGAGACACGATCCCAGTTCATCTTCGGCGCGGACGGCAACTTGCCACCACCACGGCCCACACCGCCACCAGGCGCAGTCGGCTCTGTTGGTTCCACCGTCGGCTGAACAGGGGCGGTCTTGCCGAACCCGCCAGCAACTTGACCACGACGACGCAAACCCTCCTGCGTGTCAACAACTGGCCCACCAGTTTCGGTTGACGGCTGAGCCGACACAACCGGTGCCTCTCTAGCAGCAGGCTCAGAAACAACAACCTGACCAGCCTCATCAAATGTCGGCGCAGAAACAGAAACAGACAACGCAGAATCAATTTCCGCGATTTGCGTGTTCAAACTGTCAATTGTGTTTTGTGCGGCCTCCGGGTTGGGTGAAGAACCCTTTTCGATTTGAGCCGACAGCAAAGCAATCCTTTGCAGATATGTCCTGCGCTTGCTTTGAAGGTCGGAAACATAAGCCCTGCGGCGCTGCGCCTGACCTTTGGCGACCTTGCTTGCGGACTCAAAAGCTTTCCTAGCAACCGACTCCTTATTTTTCGCATCATCAATCAAAGTCTTGAAAGCAGAAGGAGCAACCTTTTTGCCGTTGACCGTTCGCGTACCATCCGCATTACGGGGAGCATTATCAAGTTCTTCGCGGGCGGCCTTCAGCTTCTCATACTGTGCCTGGAGTTCCTGCTCGGTTGCCATCAGCCAAGACCTTTCATCAACTGGTCAATAACATCCGCATAACCCAACATTTTCATCGCCCCAGCTTCCTCCGGGTTAGAAGCCTCCACAGCCTCCAACGCCGCTGTCTGAGCAGTCGGCACAGCCGCCCCGCCCATAGCCTCAGACACCTCCATAGCGTTATACGAACGAACAAACTTTTCGACCTCAGCATCAGACAACTGGCGACCCAACACCGAACCAGCAGCCTGCTTGAAAACCTGACGCAAATCCTGTTTTGCGGTCGTGCGGACCCGCGCACCGCCAGCAACCTTTGCTTTGATGTTCGGATCGGCAGCCATCAAATCAATAGCGCGGTCAAGTGTTACACCCTCAGCGTTGGCGTACAGCATCGCGTTCTTCACAGCAGAAATGTCGCGGGCCATCGTGCCGGTAGAAGACGGGCGAGAGTTTCCGTACAGGCCGAGAGCAGCCAAACGGTTCAACTTAGCCAACCTTTCGGCGGGTGTCCCGAACCGGGCTATCTCGCTGAATGCCTCATCTTCGCTGTACTGGCCCCGAACCAGCACCCCGTCCTTGTCAACAAGACCCTGACCGATATAACCCTGAGGAGTTTGTTCCTGCAGAGCAGGTGGCGTTACGCCCTCTCCGACCTTGACAACCTTGCGGGGACGCAAACGAACACTCGGAAGAAGCACATTGCTGTTACCCGATGGGGTCAACGCCGGTGGGGTGTCGCTCACCTCATCCGTGGTTGTGTTCGTCTGCTCAGCCATTCTCAATCCTCGATTTCCGCAGCCAACAGTCTGTCATAAATACGGGCAAACTCGGGTGTCTCCGCAACAATCGCCTGCGCGTGACCAATCAGCCAGTCCCGCAACGGGGCCGCAGCGTTAGAAGCCAAACTGGAATACCCAGCTGATGCCGCAGACTGCAACGCCTGATCACGCTTCCGCAGATACAGGGCAGTCGCCTGAGCCACATCATTGTCAGCAAGGGAACTCTCCTGAACCATGCGTGTCAGTTCCTCAATCTTGGCGGGGAACTCACCAGGGTTGAACTCTGCAACAACCGGGAAACCAGGATATTCCTTGTTCAGTTTCTGCCGCCACCTGCGGAGCCATGCCTTCTGTTCGGCGGACGGAGACGCAGGAAGCTTGTCGCGCATAGCCCGATACTGGGATGCTGCCGCCCTGTATTGGGCTGCTTCCACGATTTCACGGTCGGTGAGACGGCGGCGTTTCCCGCTGGTCACCTGCCGTGACCACACCTCGAACGAGAAGTTGTCGCCACCTGGGGCCATGAACCCGGCAACATTCGGGTACTTCTTCAGCAGGTCACCGTTGCGGCGTTCCCAGTCTCCGAACTGTTCGGTGGCTTCCAGCCCGCCCGCAACAGATTCGGTTTTGTTCGACAAATACAGCAGGGCATCGTTGCCGTAGATGCGGAGAAACTCGGACACGGCGGTGTCGTAGTTGTTTGCCTGCAACTTTTGGAACTCTTTGATGAGCTGGGTGGCGTACATGTCGCCGTCTTTGGTGGTGATACGGAACTCGGGGCTGGGGGCGGTAGGACCGAAGAACTGGCCCAATGCCCGCATACCGGTGATGATGCGGGCTTTCCATCGTGCATCGGCGTACAGTTGTTCCTGATCGTTGAAATCCGCAAGATCGTACTCACCGGAGGTGGACAACGCCCGAAGGGTTTCAATATAGGTGTTTCCGTACACGGTGCCAAGGTTCATCGTGTTGCCTTCGAGGGCTTCGTTCAGGCGGGACACCCATTTCGGGACGAAACCCAACGTGGTTTTCTCACCGTATGGAAGCAGGATTCCCCTAACAAAGTCAAGTGAAGGAATATCAGGGGCTATTTTTGAATATGCAATCTGCCCTACCGGGCCGACAGACGGGATGACACCAAGACCGATAGAGATACGCTTCACGGGTGTCCCCGGTGGTGGCATCCTTGTAGAAGAATCCTTCGCCGTCGCCGTCGGGATCAAACTTTCGTGCGCCGTCAAAGATGAGTTGTGCGCGGCGGATACGGGTTGGGTCTTCGATGGTTGCGCGGGCGTAGGTGCCGAGAACTTCGCGCCATGCAGCCCCGAACGGGATGACGACACGGAGGATATCTTCCAGGTTGGAACGCTCCGTTGCGTTGTACAGAAGGTTTTTGGTTTCGCGGAGGGCCACGGCTTTTGCGTAAGCATCAAGTTCGTCCACGGTCCCGGTTGCATCCGACACGGAATCAGCAACAGTCTTCAGTTTTTCAAGGACATCCTTGCCGCCGACATAACGGGCCGCAGGAATACCTTCCTGTTCGGCAGAAGCCAACACCCTCGACAGAATCATCTGTGCCTGATCGGGTGCCAGTTCGTCGGCGGTGGCGAGAATCTCGCGGTTATAGTATTGGCGGAACACCGGCGACTTTTCAAGAATCTGTGTTCCGCGCCCGTACAGACCGACGAAGAACTTGTCGACGAAGTAGTCGGCTGCGGCCCCCGCCTTGCCGAACCTGCGCGACGCAACCTGTCCCGCGCCACGTTCAGCTCGCTTCACGAACTGGGCAAGTTGGCCTTGGTTGCCTTTGATGGTAAGAAGTTCACGCAGTTCAGCAGAACCATAGGATTCGCCAAGCACCTCAGGGGCGAACTGTGCGACAGGAATGTCAATAGCGACATCATTGAACACAGGCTGGATGTCAAGCAGAACATCGGTCATCACTTCACCACTGAACGGGTCAATCTGATCACCAGCTTTCGTGAACCGGTTGATGATGACAGCCTGCTTGCCGTTGCCCAAATCAAGAATTGTGCCAGGGCGGGTGTCGGTAACTATCGGCAGGTCATCCACGTTCACACGTTCAACCGGTGCGATAACACGGACACCATTCTCTGTCGTGATAAGCGGAACACGGTTGTAGGCGGCAACAACCTGCAAATCCTTGTCGCCACGGGTGATTGTGCTGGTCTTCATGCGGGACAACTTGCTGACCCAACCAGCAACAAAATCTTCCAAAGCATTATCGCCCAACTGGATGACAGCACCAACATTGCCGTTTTCGGGGTCGCCAACCTTCAAACCGAGCTTGGCGTAACGGTTCAACGACTCAAGAATCTTGGCCTGTTCCGGCTGATTCAACCACTGAATGATGAGTTCGGTTTGGCGTTCCTCGGTCAAACCCATCAGGTCAAACCGAGAAATCTGACCATTCACCGCGTCGGTGTGAATCTGTGCAAGGTTGTCGACATAACCGATACGGTGCGCGTTCGGATCAACACCCTGATTTACTTCAGTCCAGTTGCCGTTCCGGAACTGGTTTGTCTTTGCGTCAACAGGTCGGTCAAGATTCTTGTATGTGTCAAACGTGAGAGCATCAACCATTTCACGCTGGTTTTCGCCCCATTCCTCCACATTGGTACGAAGAACATCTTCAAAGTCAACACCCCTAATGTCCTCAAAACCCTTCTTGTTCATCACCCACAGAATGAAATCCTGCGGATGACGAAACAAACCCGACATACCGTTCATCGCAATACGGGTCTGCGCATCAATCATGTTACGCATGATGTACCCGCCAGTAGCCAACGCCAACGGCTTCCACAGTTCATTCTGCGCCGACTCAATCAGTGCGTTCACCTTCTCAACAGGCTGCTTCGTGCTGACCCTTGACAAGATGCCCGCAAACTTGCGGACTTCCCTGAAATCGGGAAGAACTGCAACCTCATCAGCCAGTTCGTTCAACGCCCCCGGCCCCGTCAAAACAAGACGATCAAGTGCCTCCTGCGGAAAATCATCAATGACTTCCTGCGGGAAATACTTCAGAAGGCTTTGAACCAAACCACCGTCGTCAGCCCAGCCAATTTCGTCAACCGTGAACACCCTGGACTTGGCGAGTTCGGCGTTCTTTGCGGCAACCATCCGCTTCCACACATCATCAACACCCGCACCGGTGCGCCCAGCAGCCTTTTTGGCGATAACCAACAGCGCGTTATCAACCGCTTCTTGGACGGCAGGACGGGACGCACCAGGATCAGACAACGAATATGCCCGAACAACCTGACCCATCACATTCTTGTATTCGTCGCTGTCAGGCCCGAACCCGATACCCTTCATATAGTTCGAATAGTTCTTGATTGCCTGCGCCTTGTCAATACCTGACCCGTTGATGACAACCTGGTTCTTCGGCACCTGACTGAAAAACCGGTTGTTGCGGACATTGCGGAACAGCGGGACACGCTCAGCTTTTTCGTCCAGCCACGCCGAGGCGGCGGTAGCACCACGAATCTCACGGACATCCTTCGGGAGCAGAATCTCGTCCGGTGTACCCTGCAACCTGCTGGAAGCCTCCCCGAGCAAACCCTGAACCTTCAGGCCGTCATCAGCTCTGGCAAACTCTGACGCAATCTGCGGAGAAATGTTGTAATCAAACTTCTCCAGCAGCAACAAAACTTTTTGTTCGTCAGACAAGTCAGCGTTCTTGGCGATGTCCACAATCTGCCCCGTCAAACGGACAGCCCTCTTGTCGGAAGTGACCCACTTCCCGAACTTTGTTCCCTCAAAAGCAATCTGTTCAGCAGACCCCAACCCTGCCTCGCCCTTAGCCAAAGCACGGGCGGCAGTCAGCGCATCAGCACCAACCAAACCGGGAATTGTCGCCCGAGCCGTGCGGGCCGCAGCAATAGGCTTCCCTGCGAGGGCGGTCGGGTCTGCGCCGATAGCCACCGCCGCATCAATAAACCCTGACAGCACGTTGTACGGTTTTGAACCGGGAACAAAGGCCAGTTGTGCTGCGCCACGCCCGATAGTCCACGCATGATTGTTGATCGTTCCACGGAACTTGCGGGCGCGTTCAGCCTGCTTCTCGGCTGCCTCGCCACCGATAAAGAAACCTTCGCCAGCCTGAGACGAGTTCGAGATGAGGGTGCCAAGGTTCGTGGACTTGAACCATCCATCCATACCAGCAGGATCGTTCGGGGAGAAGATTTCTGCGCCGACGTTCTGCGCCAAATCAGGAAGCAACTGCAAACCAGCAAACGTCCAGCGGGTTGCCGCCTTGAAATTGCCGTACACATTCCTGGAGAACCAGTTGCCGTCATCACGCTGCGGGTCGTTGTCGCGCACATACTTGATTGCGGCAGCCTTCTTGGATGCCTCAACTGTTTGGTCAGACACCCCAGCCTTCGCCATCGACAAAATAACCGCAGGAGGAATGTACGGGGCAGACCGGTAAATCTCTGCGATACGAGAAGCCACCTCAGGGCGGGCAGACTTCTTCAGTCGTTCAATCTCCGCAACAACATTGACAGCCTGCTCGTTTGATGATTCCTCGTTGACAGGATCAAACGCCGAAAAAGGCATCAGTACCCCTCACGAATGTACGAATCAATCATGTCAGCCAAATCATCATTCGGGTACGCCTCATACAACGCCCGCAACTCGTTCAACACAGGGTCATTGTCAACAGGGACCGCAAACCGTGTAGACGGCGTAGGCCCAGGACCAAACGATGCGCCAGCCGTGACAGGCTCCATCGGGCGTTCAGTCGGACGGTTGAACGCACCCAACTGACCCGGCCCCACAGACGGTGCAACCTGAACAGCATCAGTCGGTGCAGGAGCCATCGGCACAGCCCGCTGGGATTCCATCTGCTTCCCAGCCTCACCATACGTCTGACCCTTAGCCGCCGCGCCTGTTCGAATACTTCTTTGCTGCCATGATCAACCCAACCTGTTAGCAAGACTCAACACACCACCCGGCGAAGTCGGTTGCTGCGCCGATGCGGCACCACCACCGCCGAGCTGTGCGAGCAGACCTTCCATCCCGGCAGGCGGAGCCTCGGCAGGTTGTTCTGCACCCATCCCCGGCATCGCCAAACCAGGCATCGTCTCAGGTGAACCCACCTCGGCAGGGGTGGCCTGACGTTCCTGGGCGCGTTTCTGTGCAGCCATGATCGCCTCCGAGAGAGACATCTTGTTTGACTGGACCTGTTCCGCAATGAACGCCAAATCATCAGGCTGGTACGGGCCGTTCGGATCAGCGGCTTGCGCCTGGATGGACGACAACAGTGCCGCCTCGATACCTTCCGCGACGATACGGTCCTTTTCGAGTTCGGGGTCCGCAATCAGCGGGTCTGCCTCACGGGCCGACTCTTTTGACATCAAACCGGTGCCGAGACGCTGACCCAACCCGACAATCAGGCTGTTCACATCGGAACCCGACGCAGAGTACGACACATAATGAAAATCGGTTTCCCACAGTTTGTTCGGCGTGTAATCCTTCACGCCTCCCTTCATGCCAGGGATGAAGAAAGACTTGGGTTCGTTACCCCAATACGTCTTTTCCATGTGGATAGCGATCTTGTCTTCCTCGACACGGGCGGCAGCCATGATGTCCTGTGCCTCTTGGATACGGAAATCCACTGTCGCAGACAGGATTGACTCGCCACGGCGACCGGTACGGATGTTCGTGCCGCTTTCACCACCGAACTCGGCAGGGATGGCACCCTCCAAACGCTCCTGCCGTTCCAACCTGTCCAACGCGGTGTCAGTTTTGTAACCCGGCTGGGACTGCAACTGTTGAATGTCGCCACCCTTGACGACACCAAGCTGACCTGTCTTGCCGTCAGCAATCTGAATGATCTCCGGGTTCTCACCGGGACGCGCAACAAGGTACTCGTCGGGGAAAATACCGCGCTCAATAGCGATTTCGGTAAGTGCCTGAAGTCTTGCACGGGTGTAATACATGCCGAGCAGCCCATCAAACTGGCCTTTCGGCTTGTCAAGCGTGATACGGGACGGGATGACAACCAGCGGCATACCGCAACGGTTCGGGACACGCGACAACTCCACCGCAGGACGACCCATATACATCGAACCAGACAACGGATCACGGTCACGTTCATAACCAAGAACAACCAGCACAACTTCCATGTCGTCGACATACTCCAAAACAGTGAACATGTCGTCCGGGGCGGGGTCACCAACCCGCAACACACCGTTCAGGAACCCATAGTTACGCATCAACCACTGGTAACTACGGCTGTAAGTAAAAATCACGTTCTCAGGGACAGGGTTTGATTCGTCAACGACAGGTGCGGCGAACGTGTCAAGCGGGTTCCGCAGATGCCACTCCACCAGCCGCTTGTCAAAGTTCGGCTTCAGGAACACCGGGGCGGATGAGTACGCAAAAAAGTTACGGGCGCGTCGACGGTCCTTCTGTCCCATCCGGTTCTGATCCCAAATCGACAGCATGGCCCGTTTCCTGTCGCGGGCGAACTGCATCGAACGGTCCTGTCCTTCACGCAACGCAGGGAAATACGGTGTCGGCTGTGTCGATGTGACACGCATCGCCATCTGGTCAAGTCCCTGGACGAACAGGTTCGCCACGGAGGATCGTGCGGTGCGGTCAAGTTCGGACAACGGTACGACCACTTCACCGTTTGCGAGGCGACGCACTTCGCGCATCTGCTGGAGAACAGGGCCGAGGGTCGTGTGCCGGTCACGGTACAGGGCAACGATTTCCTCAACTGTCTTCATGCAGCACCTTTGCTAGACGGAACCACCGTAAAGATAACACAGTTCAACCAGTCAACATCCACGAAGGTCGCCACTGGCGCGGGGGGCGTTTCGCCTGAGTCAAATTAGGGATGTTCAAAACCGCCATCCACAAAGCCATCACGATGTCCGTCCCGTTTTTCTTGTCGCGGGACCATTTTGTCAGCTCCTCCAAAGCCGCCAACGTCTTCCAGTTGCCCCGCATCGACGGGAACCGCATAGCCCCCGACCTGATCACAGGCGGCAACAAAGCCTCCACCCCCAGGTTCTCATCCACCTTGTTACGGGTCGTGGTGTGCGGAACCACATTCACCCGGTTCGCGGCCTGCCATTTCCGCACAAAATCATGTTGCAACAAAAACCGTTGCGCGGCGTTGATTTCCACCACCCAATGACTAATCGGATACCCCATATCGTATGACCGTTCTTGCCATTCGTTCATCAACCCCGAATACTCACCGGTCATCGTGTCGTACCCCAACACTTCCTCAGCGGACAGTTTGACCCGTTCCACATCAACCACATGGTAAAGCTTCAAATCAGGCTGATAAATGATCCACACGAAAGCCCAAAACATTGTGGGGCTGGGGTCCACCGCAACGATAGAAATCCACGGGTGCGCCAACCCCTCAGGGATGTACCCTGGTTGGCGTTCGTTGTCGATACAACCCGGGTAGTAAACCCCATCCATACCGGTGCCGCCAGTCATCCAGGTGCGGTCAATGAGGCGGGAATCCAAATCAAGGTCTTCCTGCTGGTACACCACGTTGAACACATCAGGTTTCGAGTAGCGAATAAACGACAGGTCTTTCCACGGGAGCCGTTTCGGGTCCAGCAACGGGCCGTCAGGATACGGCGCGGCGTTGAACGCCCGCGAAGCTTTCCCCGTATCCAACTCTTCGTAATACGCTTTGTAGATGATGTGGCGATACTTTTTCTGCCGGACCGGCTGCCCCTCCTGCACATCCTCAGGGGTTTCCACATCCGACCCGTCATAGTTGATGTCGTCCTCAATGTCATACGTTTCTTTGGCGAGGCAATGCGCATACAAGTCGCCTGACCCCAACCGCTGCCCGACAACCGCCAACAGGCCACCCGGATCGCAACGGGCCTCAGCGACATTGTCCCAACGCTCCAACAACTTGTCCCGAGCCACAGACTCACGAGCATTATCGGGGGAAGCCACATCGTCAAACAGGCACAGATCGGCGCGGTGACCAATGAACTCCGCTTCGATACCGTAAGCCCTCACAGTTGGTTCCTTGTTGTCCAACCCATTCCCATCCAACTGTTCAACAACAAACTCGTCGGCTCGCCACAACGCACCCTTATCCGTCGGGCGGAACCTGCCGTAATCCAACGCCAAACACCCCTCCGCGTTCACCGCAATCCCCTTAGCAACCATCATCGGATCAGGCTGAATCGGTTGCACCCGCTCAAGTGTTTCACGAATACGGCGGGAATACAACTTCGCCATATTCTGCGACACCGACCCAATCATCACACGAATACGGCGATTCCTCACAATCGCCCACACCGCAACATCATGAAACAAAGTTGACTTACCCGCACCCGGAGGCACGTTCAACACAACAAACTCTTTTTCCTCCGACTCCAACAACTCAATCAGCTGATACGCGGCCTCAACCTGCCACGGAGACGGCACCCTCCCCAAATAATGCTTACGGAAAAAATCAAAATCATCCAACCCCCTGCGGGCCTCATCACACAACAGGTCAACCGGCACCACAGACGGCAAATCCGCAGCATCCAACGCCAACTGAAAATCACGTTGCTGAC